TTACTATAAGCATCTGTGAATCTATTTTCTGCTCTATTAGGAAGATCAAGATAAAGATCAGTTAAATTACCAAGATTCTCTCCTTTAACAATAAGTGTAGGAATTTCATATTGACCTGTACCATCACACTCTGGGCAATCTACACTATCTTCCCATCCATCACCATAATCACCTTCAGGAATAGATCCTGTACCATCACAATACTCACACTGATGTGTTTCATTTGCATACATCGCATCCTTATGAACCATTTTATATTCACCATCATTTAGGAATATGAAATAATCATCTGGCTTCTTCTTCCATACAGCTTTCACCTTATTATAAGCATTACTTACAAAGTGTACAAGCTCAGTAGATCCGTGAAGAGTAACCACATTACGAAGTGCTACAAAGAAGCCCTGCTTGGTAATACCAAATGCATTCTTCTTTAAGAAGTTAAATAGCTTATCAGCTACCTCTGCTCTTGGATTCAAACAACACCACATAAAGAATCTTTGCAAAGCAAGGAATTCATCATTGTCTGTACCACCATGTCTACCAACCACTTGTAAGAATTCTTCTACTAATAATGGAGGAAGAGTTCTATTGATTCCTTTAAGATATAAAGAACCATGCTTCATCTCAAACTCCTCAAGGGTAGATAAATAATCAGCACCTTTCTTAATAGCTGCAGCTTTCTCATATTCAGCTTCAGCTTTTCTTCTTTCTGTTCTCACTTCCTCAGAGCTAACTAGATTGATTAAGCAAGATTCTGTTCTACACTCTCTAGCAGCATTAAAATCCCCTGCAGTTGCAGGAGATTTAGTAAGAATGCTACCATCTAACATAACAATAGTCAATGTATCATTAACCATTTTAATAGCTGTATAAGGTTTAGATATAGGAGAGAATTCTTCTGTTGAAGATGTACTAGTCCATTGTGTATTCACATATGGAGCATCTATCTTAGGATGTTGCTCTTCATCTAACTGACCAAACACTTGGTCAATTTTGTTTTCTACTACTTTTTCAATAGTGCGTTCAATCGCACTTTTAAACCACTTCAAACTTAGCATGTTTTTTGTTTTAAATTGTTTGTAATTCTTTTAATGTGTCTACAGTTAATTCCTGCTCTAATGGAGCATCTTCAGTTAATCTTAGAGTGTAGTGCTCTAAGTTAACTCTTGTTTTGTGATACTTAAAGAGATCAACAAGGGCAGCCATTAATGCTTTATCTTCATAACGAATTGCATATCCCATCTTACTTAACATTGCGTTCAAGAAAGGTAATTTGGTAAGCACCTCATTCACTTGCTTATAGATTATATATGTTGGTTGATCAAACAAGTTGTTCTCTTTAGCATGTTCCACTATTATATTTTTGATCTCATCACTAGCATAGTTTCTGTTATTGTTTTTATGATATACTCTTAAAGTTTCTAACTTATCTGCTAGATCAGTAGATATCTCTTTAACAAATTCTATTCTATCAAATATAGCTCTATTATTTCTACATAAGTCTTCTACTAAGAATTCTGTAGCCATTGTTCTATATGGTCTGTTCTTACCTTCCATAAATTTATCTAATGTTATCCAGTTATGTAATTCAGCTTTCTGTAAGTTATCAAATGTGGCTTGTGCAACAATAACAAACTTTGCATGTTTGTCAAATTGAGACCACCATTTGTCCATTTTCTTCTTATCAGCTTCTATAGAATAAACATGTAACATATTTACTTTATGGATTTCTTCCATTTTAAATGTGGTAGGAACAAACTTAGCATATTGTTCAATTAATGTATTCTCTGTCTTGGTACCCACCTTACCAGAGAATTCACCTTTCATTCTAACCTTCTTAACACCACCCACTGTTGTAGGTTTAGCTAGAATCTTTATTCTCTTAGCTTTCTGAGCATCTGTCCAGGTTTGTGGAATATCAATAGCATCAGCATCGATCATTCTTTTCTCATAAAGACTTATTACATGTCTTAACTCTGTAATAAGCTGTCTCCATTGAGATTTAGGATAGTTCTCCAACTTTAACATAGACCAATATGTATGATAATCAACTTGATTACCACTTCTAAGTGTAAAAGGTTTATCCTTCTTAACAAATAATATTGTTTTGTAATCAGTTCCTAATATGCTTCTCAAATAGTCTTGTTTAGTCTTAGTAAGTCTATCTGCAAAATAATAGATATCACCATTATGGCTACCACCAAAATCTTGTGGTCTTAAATTAGTAGTCCAATAGTTCTTGGCATTACCAAATCTACCATTGTTATATCTAAACTTAATTTGATGCTCACCTAAGAAATAATCCTTAGCTTGCTCAGCAAGTCTTTTGAGATCTAATAACTCTACACCTTCTAATTTAGGCTGTTTCATAGGAGTGGTAGCACGCTCAAGTAAGTTTGTTACATCTAATCTACCTTGATATCCTATAATAGAACCATCTATATATTTCCATTTATCATTATAGAATTCTAAGATGGATTGGATGTCAGACTTGTCTGTAATGCTTTCATTATATTTATCCATGAAAACATTTGCTACAGTGATAATCTTATCGATGATAGTTCTCTTAGCTTCTTGAGTATATCTAATAGCTTCTCTATTTGGTGTAGGAAATAAACCATCACTCAAACTGAATCTTAAAGCCATTTTCATATTGATTCTCTCAATACCAAGCTTCTCCCAGTCAATTGGATAGGATACATTATCTAGACATAAATGCATGTCATTATTCTGAGCTAAACTAGAATATTGATAATGCTCAGCTCTGTGTATTGTGAAATCATTACTTACATCTCCCCAAGAACTATCTACATCAAAATATACGCTCTCAAAATAAGCTAATTGCTCTTTAATCTTCTTAGTGAAGTGATATTTATCGTAGTAATCCACTGGAACAATCACCTTTACACCATTACCTTCTGTGGTTGGTGTTTCATATAAAAGATCGATACTGTTTGTATCCTCTCCTTCATACATCATATATTTTCTTTCCATTCCATTCTTTCTAGCTACAAAATAAAAGCTAGAACTATAGGCTAATGGAGCTTTAAATCCTAAGCCCATCATACCTAATTCTGTGTTGCTATCACGCTTGGTTGATTTACCATATTTACTGATAATGTTAACTACATCATCTGCATCTAAACCAATACCAAAATCCTCAACAGCAAACTCAAATGTATCTGCCTTCGCTGCTCTCTTAAATGAGACAATGATAGGCTTGTCACTTCCAGCTCTTCTATGACTATCCAGTGCATTACTTGCACACTCACGGATAGTAGAGCCTATTGCATCAGAATATAAATTCTTACTTAACATCTGCATCAGCACTTGTGCAGAATCTAAGTCTAGTGACATTTTCACAGTTTCCTGTGTTTCTCCTTCTTGGAGGATGTGTGATTCGGTTTGTTTTTCTAAGATCATAATTAGTAGTTTACTTCGATGTTAAATTCTTTTAAGATTTCTTTTGCTTCTAGTATGTTTTCTATTGTTTCTTTGTCTGTGATATTTTCTCTGTTTAATTTAATGATTCTTGTATCTCTTGGTGTATTCACATAGCTCTTCCATATATTAGTTAATTTGAAGGGCTTTACTTCTTGTACTCCATTAAGATTCTTTTCTCTGTTATCGTGCCATTGTTTAGATTGTCTAGGAGCAGTGGGATGATAATATTGAACTGTACCACCTTGTCCTCTACCAAAATAAATACCAATAGTAATATCATTATTAAAACAAACTGCTATTAAATCACCTCTGTGGATGTCTCCACCATGTAATACTGTATACATAATTGTGTCTTTTAGAATGGTGTTCCATCTAACCATTCGATTTGAAAATTGTTGTTGTCTTTTAGCACCTTGTTTACCATTTTGAAAACTTCTCCTGATTCCCAATCAGTGTTTTTATAGCTGGCAGATGCTGGGTGTGTTGTTGTGAATGTATAGGCAAAAGGATTTGTATATTTAGCATATCTGCTTGCATCCTTACCTAAGAACACCACAGGAACCATAGTTGGAGCTATTATCTCCTCCATTACATATTTAGTGAATGGTTCCCATATATCCATGTGTGAGCCTGCTTTATTCACTTCAACAGTGAGAGATGCATTATACATTAGTACACCCTGGTGAGCCAGATAACTAACATCTGGATTCTCTTTGTTACAATAGGCACATAGCCCATCATAATTCTCTCTTTCTATAGCTCCATAGAATTGTTGTAATGATGGCTGTAATACACCAGTGGTAGAACAACCCATCAATAATCCATCAGCTACAGGAGAACCATTCTTTAGTGTGTGATAGGGACAGAAGCCCATTAGCACCACCTTTAACTCATCTAGTGAGGTCTCTTTGAAGCATCTATATACATTCTGTGAGAGAGGAGCAATTTTCTTGCCCCTCTGACTCTCAGATTTGAGATATTTATAGATGTTATCACAAGCTTCACTCTCAATAAATGGTTGCATTTTCAAGTGCCAGCTTTCATGAAACTGATCTTTAAATTTCTCCCAATTCATATTAAAATATTGATAATTGATTAAACATTGCTTCTTCCACTTCTACTGGAGCAACTGGTGTAGCATACTCATTGAAGAACTTATGTGCTCTAATATGATTGTCCATCCAAAGACTAGGGTGTATTTCTTTCATAGCAAATGTGGTGTAGTTATATAATTCCCACAAGCTATCAGGAGCACCATAATCATGAGTAGGACTAGTCATTTCTCTAGAGATGATGTTTAATTGTGTAGATGTGATGAATTGTTCTTCAATCATCATTCTACCAATTAATTCAGCTTTAACACGTTTAGTGATTTCTATTTGTTTCATAGCATCTCTATCCTGTTGTATTCTTTTAAAAGAATCACCTGCTATCTTGATATAATCTCCAATAGCACTTGGTGTGAATGTTTGCACCTCACCAACATGTTTCTTCTTGAATGCACCATAATCACCAGATACACAACCATTAGAACATACTAATATACGTGTACCAATAGCAAACTTAACTGTAAGTTGCTTATTGTAGCTATTCTGCCAACCAATTTGTAATTGCATCTCACTATCTGCAACATTGCTAATTGTATATTTGCCATTAGCTATTTGTCCATCCTGAGCAGCTGAATATATTTCTTTATCTAATTTGAAACCAGCTTTCTCAATACCTTCTAATGTAAGGTCTATTAATTGTCCATGCCCAATAGGCTTATATGTCTTTGTTTGAACAGGAAGCTCTGTTCCTATAATCAAACTCTTTGTAGCACTGTAATTATTCTCCATCTTCTGATAGTATAATTGTTTTATTAAAATATTTACTTAAAATACCTGATAGGTTTTCTATACCTATACATTCTATTTCATCTCCTTCAGATGTTTCTAACCATTCTGTTTCATTTTGAATGGATTCAATTAAATCATCTAAATTGTTTGGTCTTTGTATCATAGAATTCTTTTGTTTATTAAATGATTCTGTATAGCTTGTAAACCATGAGCTTTAGCTAAATCAGCCCAATCTTTGATTCCTTCTTTAAGATATCTCCTAGGGACATTACAATAACCAAAGTCAAATAACTTAGTTATCTGCTGAGAATTGGTAACACCTGTAACATCACTATCAAAAGAAAGGATTTGTCTGTCTGAGTTTGCTTTCAAATACTCCACATTCTCATGGGAGAAGCAACCAATTCCTTCATTCTGAACTGCACAGCAGCATGGAAATACCTTCTTCATAACCATATAATCCTTCTTACTCTTATTGATAAAAGCCAACTCACAATTCTTTATATCATCTCTACCATCCATAGCGGTGATAGGAACATTATTGGGCATCCATTTCTGTTTCTTTTCAGCAAATGGTCTATATATCTTCCAATACTGTCCCTCATACAGATAGCCAAATCTCAATTCATTCTCTGGGAGAACAAACTTACTCTTGTTTAAGTAGACATTCTTAATTGAATAGATGTTATTATCTCTAAGGTCTTGTATATCCTGGTAATAGCTAGACCAATAAGCAAGTTCTTCTTTAGTGAACTTTCTAGTGGTCACCTGAATGAAAGAATATCTCTTTTCAAGCTCAGGCTGTTTATATTCAGAAGTTATTCTCTTATAGTCTTCTGTATACTTACCAGTGGTAATACCAAGATTAAAATCTTTATCAATCAATCTCAATACATCATCAAATGTAGCTAGGTTGAACAATGTTCTGACAAAATCAAAACAGTTACCACGCTTATTTGTGTCTGCAAAGTCTATAAATGATAAGAATCCTCTCTTATTACCAATAACAAACGAAGGGTTATTTTCTTGTCTGAAGGGAGAATAAGTAACCTGATTTAACTTCCAATTATGATCAGGCATATAATATCTAAAGATATCATACTCAGAGATCTTATCTAGGATAGCTTCTGGTGTTAGCTTAATCTTTCTTTTACCGTTAATCATGTGTTAAAATTAAAACCCCCACCATTTTACTGATGAGGGCTTTTTTATGGAGGGAGGACAAATTAAAAGTCACTATCATCATCAGCAATCACTTTGTCTGATGCTACTAAATTATCATCAGGATTATAATCCTTCAAATCTTTGAATGTGTAATAGTCTTTACAACCATACTCACCTGTAACATTCAATACAAAACGCTCATGAGGTTTCAAATCTTTAGACTTCTTAGCACGTAATGTATTGATTGTACCAGTGTTGCTATAGTCTAACAATCTAAATTGCTTCAAACTATACGCAGGTAAGAATGCTTTGTTATATATATTTTGATACTCTTTAGTCTCATCATCTTTGATAACAGACTTAATTGTAGCTAATGCAACAACATTTGTAGCAAATTCACCACCCACTTGTTGCTTGATATCTCTAACATTACCGTTCATAAGCTTCTTCCACTCTAATTGTAATGTAGATTCAGCATCACGTAAGTCTAAGTTACCTAACCATGTACGTAAGAAGTTATAGAAATCTTCTTCACCTACAAAAGCTGGACGATATTCTCTAGTTGTAAACCAACTAGCTAAGTTATTTGGATCATCAGCCCAAGAACACATACCAACAGAATTGATATATTGTTTCTTAGTTTGATCTTTATTCTCTTTAACAGCATCTTCTAAGAAGAATGTCACTTTGAATTTCTCTTTAGTCTTTACTTCTTCTAACCAGAAGTCTACACGCAATGTTTTATTGCCATTTTGACTCTTGCCTAAATACTCTGTAGCCTTGCTATCTTCCTTAAGCTCCATGCCTAAGATATCCTTATACTCTTCAGCATCAGGATTAACTGCTACCACTTCTGCTTCAAATAACCCTACCTTCTTGGTAAAGTCTGCAGGTAAATTACTCTGTTCTCTTTTCTTTCCACCGATTGTACTCATGTTTTCTAAGTTTGATTATTGTGATTTAATTATAATACTCATCTATTGTATCTGCAACTAATTGCAAATTGTTTGGGATCTTTACATCTGCAAACATACCATCTGGGCTCTTTGCTGGATACTTCTTATAACGATTTGTTACAAAACTATATGTTGCTGTACCATCTTTTGACTCATCAACATTTGTATATAGACAGATTGTTAATAATCCTTCTAATACAATTTGATTGTCAATTAACTTACCAGCTGTTTTGATTTTGTATCCTACTATCTCTCCACTATCTTCAATAGTTTCAGGATGTGAGAAATAGAACACTTTTAAATCATCACGTAACTTACGAGCTTCTCTAAATAGTTCCATCATATCTTTAGCCATTAAACTAAATTTAGTGAAACCAACTTGGTCAGCTTTAGATACAATATTAAAACCCATAATGTAATTAGAGTCTTCAATAATGATGTTCTTAATGTGAGGAGCTTTCTCAGAGATAGTTCTTAACAATCGAGTGATTTCAATTGCATCATCTACTTCTTTGTAGTTCTTGTTTTCAGAATTGTACAACTTCTCTGCTCCTTTGAAAGGTAATTCCTTCTTAGCAACATTGATAATGTACGTCTCTTTTGGATCTAAATGTTTGATTGATGTGGACTTTCCTGTACCAGTGGGACCCACAATCCCAATAAGTTTACTTGCCATAGTTTTAATTGTTTGTTTCATCCAAAGGTACATCAATCTCTGCAGATTTCAAAATATTTACCTTAGTTTTTATTATTTCTGGATCATTAACAATATCGTTGTAATACTTATCAGCATTGAGTTTATTGCCTGTACCCTTGAAATATGCACCATCAATTCTAACTACATACCAAGGTTCTCCATCATACTTAATTTCTTCTACTAATTCGATTTTCATGTGTATTTTATTTTACTTTTGTTTTTTATTCCAAGCAGGCTTACCAAATCTTGGATTTTTGTCTCCTAATTTTGCTTCACTTATTCTTTTTTTAGTTTCTTCTGACTTTTTCTTTCCTTTGCTAGCTTTTGACATTTTTTGTTTGGTTTCTTCTGACAAAATTCTTCCTTTTTTAGCTAATGATAGTTTTAATCTATGTTCTTCAGATAACTTTTTTCCAGTGAGAGCTTTTTTTACTTTTTCAATCATTTCAGGGCTATTTGTACCCTTATTGAATGGATGTGTAGGTCTTATATTATATCCTACTTGATAATTAAATGCATCTAATAAATTACACCAATAATGTTCTTGTGAAGATAAATGGTCTAAACAACATTCTTCTAAAATTTCAAAAACAAAGTTATCTTCCCCATATTTGTTCCAAGCACGTTGTAAATGCTCATTTATATGAGTATTGTTTTTTAAAGTGTATTTATGTTTACTTATTCTATAATAAAAATTGTTAGTTTTTCCTACATATATTTTATTATTAACAACATTAGTGATTGTATAGATGCAACTTATCATATATATTTTATTTTATCCTTTTCAAACATATCAAGAGCACTTTTTAACCACTTACGTTCTACAGGTTCATCTGAACATATAATATATATATGAGATTTTTTATCTTGATTATCATATTCCATTGCTGTACAACGCATTATCTTTTGTGCTAGATTCTCACCGTTGCTATCAAAATAATTGATAATCACACGATTGAGTGGCTTATAGGTAACACCAGTGTTTCCAATCTTTACAACAGCTAGGTGATTACCCTCACCAT